CGGGCGTATTCGGCGCGGACGTTCGCCTCGTTCAGGCCCTTGGCCTTGGCGATCTCCATCGACTCGGAGATGGAAGCGGGCGAACCGTTCTTGGCGGAGACCTCGTCGAAGATCGCCCAGGCCTGACCGCAGAGACCATCGGGCTTCGGACGGCGGATGCCGTTCTGTTCCGGCTGACGGGCAGCTTCGCGGGCAGCAACGGCGTCGGCCTTGGCCTTCTCCTTGGCTTCCTGCGCAGCGACCTTCTCGGCCTGCTTCTTCTCGGCGGCAGCCTTCTTCTCGGCTTCCTTGGCTTCCTTGGCAGCGGTCTTCTCCGCTTCCTTCTTGGCCTTGGCTTCCGCAGCCGCCTGCTTCTTGGCGGCGGCCTCGTCGGCCTTCTTCTGCGCGGCGGCCTGCTTGGCAGCTTCCGCTTCGGCAGCGGCGGTTGCCGCAGCTTGCTCTTCCGTGCTCATTTCAATCTCCATCAAATGGTTGCCCGATATGGACAATGTTGTGTTAGCATTCCGAAAGGGCGAATGCAACCCCTAATTTAGCCCAAGCGAGCTTTCATCCAGTTACCGAGTTCATTGCTTGAGCTAGTCTTCTTCACGCCGTGCTTTTCCTCAAGGATGCCCATCATCTGCTTCCGCAATGCCAGCACGACAGGGACGTCGGTGGGAGACCCCGCTGCGGCCCACATTTCGTCTGCCACCGACCATATAACCGGCCGCACGCTAGACGCACGCGCTTTCGGGGCTGCGCTGGCGCTGGGGGCAGGGGCAACGGGTGTCGGTGCTTTGGGGGCGGTGCGGGGTGATCGGTGCTGTGGGGCCAGCGTAGCGGCCTTGTGCTTGTCCACCGCGTCTAGAGGTTTACAGTGCAGCGGGAACAGCTCCATGGCTTGCGCAGGCTTCTTCGCCCCGAGCGCATACTTCCACGCGATGCCGTTGTAGAGGTCGTCTTCCACTGCCTTCACTTGCGCTTCAACCTCGTCATGCAGAGCGAGGGTCGGAGGCATGTGGTCAGCAACGATCATCGCCAGCATCTGCCGAAGCACCATGTCATCCGACCCGGTGACATCCTCCCCGGTCGTATTGCGATACAGCATCCGAATCTCCAGCGGCGTCATGCCCAGCAGGAAGTTCGGGTTGTTGACGTTCTCGTTGCGAACGCTGTGGTGCGGAGCCTCAAGGAACGACAAGCCGTTCAGCGTGAACTGATCGTGGTGCTTGTGCAGGAACTGGAGAGTGTCCATATCGATAGAGACGAACATTAGAGTTTCACCGGGAATCGCTCGAGAGCATTTGCAGCATCCCGGAGCTTGTGTTGACAGTCAGCCAGCACCTCAGGCGTCATCCCGCCGTCGTGTGCTGCCATAAGGACGCGGCGGTCCACATCCTGGATGGACGCCTGCACATTGGCAAGCGTCCAAGCGAAGCGGGAAATCTTCTTCTCTTCGTCCATTATGCGTATCCCTTGATGACTTCGTTGAACGGCTTGGCACGCACATTCTTGGCACCGAGCAGGTTCTGCAGGTCGCGGACGCGCATCATATAGATGCGTTCTTGCGCTGCCTGAGTGAGTTTCGTCTGTGCCATTGTGCGTCTCCTTGTTGCACCCCTTTTACAGGAGTTCCAAACAGACGCAAGCATTATTTTAGAACGGCACGTCATCGTCGAGATCGTTCGCATACTTGCTTGCGAACTCAGCGCGTTGCTGCGATAGCATCTCACGGTTCTCAATCTCAGGGGTGAACCCGCTGGACTCCTCCGTCCCGAACGCGGTGCCGTCGTAGCAGAACGCCATGATCTCGGGATACTTCTTATTCGTCCAGACGCGCAAGTGCGTAGGCGCTGCGAGCACCTTGTCCGCGATGTTGATAGCCTCTGCGGTTGTGCTGGGCATCTCAACGTCGGTGCGCTCCTTCCACCAGCGTCGCGCTTTCATCCCCGCGAAGTTCGTGTGCTGCACACAGATGAACTCGCTGAACGACTTATATCCGCAATAGTAGGAGACCTTCATCATTGGAGGTGAACCCTCCTTCTCGTGGCGGTCAATGGTAACGCTGTCCACCTTGAAGACCTTTACCACAGGCTCGTCGATCTTGATAAGCTCCTCGGTAGCAGCGTCCTGGCCGAACTTAACCTCGAAGAGGAACTCACTGCCACACCCGAGCGACGTCTTGAACGGTTGCCCGCCGCAGTAGCGCACGCTGGCGTGATTATACGTCTCGCAGACCGGGCATTCCTTGACGGGTGCGGTGCCATTTCCCTTGCCCTTGGCCTTGGGGGTGACAGGGTCGTTGATCGGCCCCAGCGTGGCGATGTTGCGCGCGAAGTCCATAACGAGGCAGTCGATCTTGCCGGATGCCTCGATTGCTGCCAAGCGCCCTGCGATTGTGTTAAGGTCGAAGGGGCCGACGTAGACCGGGCGGATACCGCGCCCCAGCATCTGGACCCATAGCACCGCCGACCCTGTCGCCCGCAGGATGATAATGAAATCGATCCCCGGGAAGTCGAAGCCTGTGGTCAGCACATTGTTGTTCACTAGCGCGCGGATCTTCCCCGCCTTGAAGTCAGCGATCGTTTGGTCGCGACCCTCGCGCTTACTGTGGACGCAACCCGCCGGGACGCCCAGCATGTTGAGCATGTCGCAGACGTGGTCGGCGTGATCGGTGCCAGACGCAAAGACGAGCCAGTGCTTCCGGTCGAACCCGTATTCCAGCGCCTCCTTCAGCGCCGCTTCGGTTATGTCGTCCCGGTCGAACTTCTCTTGCATTTCCTTCTCGATGAACTCCCCGCCCCGCGTATGCAGGCCTTCGGTGTCGAGATGCAGTTTCGGCTTCTTGGGGATCAGCGGGACTAGATAGCCCTCGTTGAACAGGCGGTTGAACGGTTCCAGACCCGTGATGTCGAAGCACACGTCCGTGAACAGCGGAGGCATCATATTGCCCTTGCTGTCCTCGTAGGGGTCAATCAGGTGTCCGTGACCCATGCGCCACGGGGTAGCGGTGAGCCCGATGACGCGGAGGTGTGGGTTGATAGATTGCAGCCCAGCCAGGAAGGTTCGATACATGGTCTGGTCGTTCGGGGACATAAGGTGAGCTTCGTCGATCAACACCAGATCGATGTGTCCGAACTGCGCCCACTTGCGCGCGACCGACGCGATGCCAGCGAACGTGATAGGCTGGCTCATGTTGCGCTGGTTGAGGCCCGCGCTATAGATGCCCGCTGGGGCGAACTGCCACAGCGACATCAGCTTCTCGTAGTTCTGTTGGATCAGCTCCTTGACGTGCGTCAACACTAGGATGCGCTGCTGGCCGTATTGCATCAGCACGCTCTGGAGGAACCGTGCGATGACCACACTCTTGCCTGTCCCGGTCGGCATCGCGACCAGCGGGTTGCCGGTGCGGTGCGTCCGGAAATAGTTCCAGATGCAGTTTACCGCTTCGGTCTGGTAGGGTCGGTCCTGGAAGACGGTCTTAGGGTTCGCGCCACTATTGTGACCGATGCCGGGTATCTCATCCAGGAAGCCAGTAGCTGGGCTCACGCGCGAAGTCCGTCGTTCTCATACCAATCGGGACACCCGACCAGTTGCTTTTCCTTTGGTAACTGCATCTTGTGCTTATTGCAAGACCAAGTGGCGTCTTTTCCAGGTTCACTGAACTGGCATGTCCGGCAGTTGAAGTCAGGCGCTGCGCCAAGGTGGCATACCGGGCGGTCGTCACAGAAGCGGCACTTGAAGAAGCCCGCCGAGGTGTTGATCTTCTTGGGAGCCTTTGGCATCCACACGAGGTCCTCACCGCGCTGGATATACTGGTCCGCATATTCAGGGTTGAGGTAGATCACCTCCATGTAGAGGTCGTCGGTGTTCTTGCAGACGGCGACGTATAGCGCCACAGCGAGCCCCATCTTCCTCATGTAAAGCTGCATCTGCGTATAGTGCTCTGGCTTGCACTCGCGCACACCCTTCCCGGTGAACGGTCCCTTTCCCTCGACGTAGGCACGCCACTCGGGCAGCTTACCAGCGAGTTCGATAAACGACTTCTCACCGTGCGTCTTGTATTCGTTAATGAACGCAATGCTTGGATCGAGGTCTGGCAGCCCCCGAGCGACACCGTCGCCGGAACCTCCAGCGTGTCCTTCCGCCCAGCTGATGCGGAATTGCTTCCCGTTGGCGTCTTGCTGCCAGACCTCGCACCCGATCATAAGGAGCATCGCAATGATGCGTCCTTCCTCCAGGTGTCCGCGATTGAACAGGCGTAGCGTGCGCCCGTTGAACTTCGGCTTGGTGGCCCATCGGAAGTTATACCAAACCTTCCGGGGACACTCGTCGCCGAGCATGGATGCGCCAAGATGGGAGCGGTGCCCATCCTCGGGCTCGGATCGGTATGCGTCACCGATGTGTGGTAACACTCGGCCTTCCCACATGCGGAAGGATGCACCTTGGTCCGCTTCGATCATCTCATCGATTTTGCGCATCGTTAGAAGCGCGTGCATCAAAGCACCCATGTTATCTCCTGTCCGCTAGGTGACCCGTGGAAGCGTTTCAGCGCCGGTTGGAGTCGGCGTTTCGGTCATTTCCACGGGTCGCCTAGCAGCGGGGGTCCGAAGACCCCCGATACCAGTTACGCCTGAGGCGCGGCCCACGGGGGAGCGGCACCAGCAGCGGCAGCCGCCGCAGCAGGGTCCGGAG